ATTTTAACATAAACCTACACGGGGAATAACAATGGGAAAGAAAGAAAGATTGAGCATATCTGAAGAACGGGTTATAGAGGTTATAATGTATGCAGACGAACACGATATTCCTAAAGCTTGTAAACATTTTGGATTGGCAGACGATACCGTAAGGCGATATATGAGGGAGGCTAGGTGTAAGGATATAATAGCTGTTCCACCGCCTAAGAAGAAAATACTCATCTTTGACATTGAGACAGCACCGATGCTTGGTTATTTTTGGAACATCTGGAAACAGAACATATCAACCGTTCAGATTTTAGAGGAATGGAACATATTGAGTTGGGCTGCAAAATGGTTGGATGAACCAGAGATACACACAGATGCTTCTTGGTTGCATGGCAAGAATCCACGGCAGGATAAGGGATGTTGTAAAACACTGTCTAAAATATTGGGCGAAGCAGATATCGTTGTTGCTCACAATGGAGACAAGTTTGACATCAAGAAGGTCAACACAAGATTGTTGTTTCACGACTTGCAGGAACCAGAGCCATTTAAAAGCATTGACACGCTGAAGATAGCCAAACGAAGATTTGCAATAACATCAAACAGGCTTGACTATATTGGTGAGTTCCTTGGTTTGGGTCGTAAGGTTAAGCACGAAGGACAGGAAATGTGGAACAAAGTATTGGCGGGCGACAAAAAAGCACAGCAAAAGATGATTGAGTATAACGTTGGCGACATTGCCCTTCTTGAGCAGGTTTATCTTAAACTAAGGTCGTGGAATAAGGTACACCCGAATGTGAACATACAGTTTGACAAAAGAAGATGCCCTGTGTGTGGTTCAAAAAACCTAAGAGACATAGATTGTGTCTACACGCCTGTCAGTAAGTTCTCTGCTATGGTATGTAAAGATTGCGGTAAATACAGCAGAACAGGACAGCACAAGAAGTCAAAAGAAGATATGGCAAGAACGCAAAGAAACATAATTTAGGAGAACGGCCGTGAATACTTTTCAGGCTTATCTTGTTGGAGTTCTACTTGGTGCAATTGTTGGCGCATTTTTGTGTTTTTTAGCGCTAGACTGTTTTGGAAAATGCGAACCCTGCACAACAGATCAGTGTCATGACAAAATCGAGCAGGAGCAGAAAGCAATTAACTTTAACACTTTTGGGTAATGATTATGCTAACACACAAATTAATAATGGATGCAAGGGGAAATTGCCCTGATTGTAGGGGTGTTGGGAGGTTGCCGATAGAGAACCCTTTTTATCAATGCAAAACCTGCAACGGAACAGGCAACTCTAAAGTAGTATGGACTGAGCCGATTGAAGTGCCAGAGAGGTACTATGTTCACATGGCTTGGGCTAACAAGGTAAATCTTCGCCCATTTAAAATAGGGTATGACAAACTTATCGAACTCCCCTACAAGGTAGGCGATACCCTAACAGTCATTTGTGATGCGTGTGGGGGGAGGGGTATTACAATGAACTGTTTACTTTGCTTTGCTAGTAATAAGGTTTGTGCCGACAGGAGCAACTGCCCTTATATTTGTGATGTCTGCAAAGGCAAACCAGAACTTAAAGTAAAAGTAACCGCTATCTCAGTAGTAGATAATGAATTTAGAATGGAAGGTCAAGAGCTGTGAAAACAAAAGAATTAATAAGACAGCTACAAGAAGCTGACCCAGACGGGGATAATGATTGTTGTGTAGATAATGCCGATATTTTCTATGTAGGTATTGAGCCAGCCTATTGGGACGGATGTAAACAAATTTTAATTAGAGATAAAGATTGTGAGTATTACAATATAATAGGAGGAAAAGTTTCCTCTGAAGGAAGTAAGCTTGTGATTACAACATTAAGTATAAAAAGTGCAATTTGGAATAAGCCAGATATGCCAATCGAATATGATGAATATTCAGAAAAACATTACAAAGAAGGCCATGAAGAAGAACGCAAAAAGGCCCAAAAGCAATAAATAATGAATTTATAATGGAAGGGGTTGAGGTATGAAAATAGAAATTAAATACAGATATGAAAATAAAGTTAAAATAAGCGGAGAATATGCAAGTGTAAAAGAGTGTTGCGAAAAAAATAACGCTAACCTGTACAACGCTGACCTGTCCTACGCTGACCTGTACAACGCTAACCTGTCCAACGCTAACCTGTACAACGCTGACCTGTCCTACGCTGACCTGTCCTACGCTGACCTGTACAACGCTAACCTGTACAACGCTGACCTGTACAACGCTGACCTGTACAACGCTGACCTGTCCTACGCTGACCTGTCCTACGCTAACCTGTACAACGCTAACCTGTACAACGCTAACCTGTCCTACGCTGACCTGTACAACGCTAACCTGTACAACGCTAACCTGTCCAACGCTGACCTGTTAGGAATTAAAAACTATTCGGAAGCCCACCCCGTATTTTTTGAGCTGGTACGAAAAGAAAAGGCTGAAACATTTACACAAGTACAGTGGTCAATAATAGGGCAGATACAGTGTCACACACTTTGTTGGGATAGCATTAAAAAGAGGTTTGGCAAAGGTATTCTCCCAGTTTTTGAGGTGCTTGCTAAAAAAGGGTTTGGTGAATTTCTTGAAAAATATACTAATATTTTGAATGACTAACAACATGGTTACTTTTACAGAAGGAGAAAACCAATAATGGAAGGGGTTGAGGTATGAATGATAAATTTATAAAAGAACTTACAGAATTAATTAACAAACACAGCATTGAGAACATAAGTAACACACCAGATTTTGTTTTAGCAGATTATATAGTCGGGTGCTTACAGGTGTTTGAATGTGCTGTAAAACAAAGGGGATTTGTAAATATCAAAAATGCTGTAACAAAGGCCATGAAGGAGAAAACCAATGACTGATACAGAGATACTTGAACTTGAACTTGAACTTGAACTTGAACTTGAAATTAAGTCATTATTTAAAAAACATGATGACGGTATTTTATGGCTTGATGGTGATAAATATGTGTTTAGCTATGAAAAAGACCGTGATGAAAATTATTATAAAGAGTTTGAAGCAGACAACATACGTGACCTAATAAGAAAAGCAAAGGAGCCACAGGATGGGAGTTAAAGAGATAGTTGTAAAGATGAGAAATTATCTTTGTGAATGTGAAGATAATAGCTGTGATATTGATAGTGAAATTTATTCATGCCAGATTGACCAGTTAGAAGCAGAGATAGAGAAGGATGGGGAGTTGTTAAAAGAAGTAAAAAAAATAAAGGAGTGCGTGGATAAAATACAAAGTGACACAAGACTATTAAAAAAACTCGTAACTTAACCAAGCCATGAAGGGAGAGTGAAATGAGTGATATTTTTGAGAAGTCCCCCGATGCTGTAACTATAAAGGTAGGTGGCAAATATTTTTTTGTAGATTGGTCGGTCAAAGGCAGGGGGTTTGGGCAGTACACTTTTTGGAAAGAAGGCGACAAGATAATGTGTGATAATGAGTGTGACTCAAAAGAGTCTGTTAAAAAAGTATTATGTATGTTGGTTGATAGCGCAGAGTTTACAGATGAGAACTAACAAACCAAGCCATGAAGGGAGAGTGATGGAAGCCTATAAAGAATTAGTTGATAACGACATTATTTTTACATGTAAAGAAAAAGAAGTAATGAAACTTACCGAACAGGGAATGATTTACAATGGTGAATTAATTGAAGACGCAGGGGAAGCACATAAAATATTCATGGAAGTTATGACTTGTATTCGGAGGAGTCAAGATGGTGAACATTAATTTAAGGAGAAGCTATGAGTTTAGTTATGCAGGGCTGTAAACACTGCGGTTGGCAGATGGGGGCTGGAGACATTCTTATTATACGACCAGACGACATGTTGGTATGTCCAGAATGTGGTAAACCGATAGAACTTGAAGACAGGCGTGTTGAAGAACCCAACAAAGACAAGGCAAGTGAAGCCATATTAAAAATAAGACTGCTTTATGACCCAGCGTGTGCAGACACGGCTTATGAACTTGGCAAGCATCTTATGGACATAGAGGACGAACTAAAAGCCAAGGACAAAGAGATTGAACTAATCACAGAAGACAGAGACGATATTCTGGCTATTATGGAATCACAAAGAAAAATTATGCGTGAGAAGGATGAAAAGATAGAAACAAAGAATAAAAAGATATGGGATTTAGGCTGTGAGATTATAGCCAAGGATAAAGAGATAGCAGACCTTAAAGACGAAAATGAAGAACTTGCAGACCTTATTGTTAAGTGGGAAGCAGGTTACGCTGAACTTTTCAAGAAAATTACAGAGATTAAAGAATCTGGAGCTATGGCATGAAATTTAACATTAACACAGCAATAGGGTTTATTTATAGCTGTGGTATGTGTTCGTGGGAGGGACAATATGGTGAGCTTAAAGAAAACTACCACTTGACTAACTATAAGAAAGATTTTTGTTATTTAACATGCCCAACCTGTGGTGCATCAGCAGATGGATTATCGTTAGTAAGATATCAGTGTGTTGAGAAGCAACTTGAAGCTACCATGGAGGCACTTTCAAATTCACCCCACAAAGATTTACCTATAGTTGTTGCAAAATATCCATGGGACAACGATGAAGAATGGGAAGAGCATCTTAAAAATAGCGACACCCTGATTGGTGCTTCAATGAGGTTTAGAGAAGCTGTTGTTGAGTTGATTGGGGTTATGGGTATTGAAAGATTTGCGTTTTATTGCATCAAAAAACTAGACAAATTTATAACCAATGTTTCAAATAGATACAAAACCTTGACAAAACATTAAAAATAGTGTAAGTGATAGTTAATATTATCTTATTGGAAGGGACTAAGTAATGTGTACTTCAAGAGATGTTAGAGACTATGACTTAAAGACACGGAGTGGGCTCACCGCATTTTATAAGGACTTTACCCTTGTTTGTAAACGTCTTTATAGCAAAATTGTAAGGGTTGCGGTTAGGAGCACACTAAATCTTTAAGGAGAAAGATGTTTGATTTATATAAGCCGAACAGCGTAAGCAGGAGCGTTGAGGACGATACTTCGTGGATTGGTCTAGAAATAGTAAGACCATGCACAGGCAAAAAATGTCCATTACATGCTACTTGTGGTTACAAAACAGATAAGAAACTGTGCGGTGCTGAGACGGCATATCTACGTGCGGTTACAGATTCAATAGTAAAATCACTCCCCGAAAAATCAGTTGACCAACTTCTACTAAACAAGATATCCCTACACCTACTTCCACTTTACCATCAGCTTATTGTATTGAAAATGGAATCTTATTCTTTGAAGCAAATAACGTATACCAACAATCAAGGCTCTAAAAAGATTGTTCCCCACTTCAAGGAAATCAGAGAGATTATAAAGGCAATTGAGGCTACGCAGAAAGCAATGGGTCTGGGGGATGAGTATTTGAAAGCTAAGGCTATGAGGGGTAAACTTAAAGATGTTGGCCCAGAACTTCAAGAAGCACCGCAAGAAGGCAGTGAAGAATATTATGACACCTTGTTTAACAAAGACAAACGTGCTATAGTTAAAGAACTGAACCCAAAGCACAAAAAGGACACGCTGTGGAAGAAAGAGGAAAAGAAAAAATCGGGAGAACCGAGGAGACAGGGCAAGGCTGGCAGACCACGTAACTTCGTAACACTCAAGTACAAAGCATTCATCTGTCGTTGCGCACTTGACAGAGAATCAAAGGAGTATTCTGGTATAATAATTGACCCAGCAGGAAAACCACTCAGGGGCGTTGATGTGTTTGGAGACAATGAAATTAGCGCAGAAGACCTGTTCCGTGCAGAAGTAGACAAAAAATTACAACAATCCAACAAAGGAGAAAAAGATGGACAAACTGATTGCCAAACTTGCTAGTAAAATAACCGACCTCGGAAAAGACAACATCCCAGCAATAAGACAAAAGAGAGTAAACGAAGCACTGTCCCTAGTTGCAGAAATTATCCCCAAAATAGAAGACTACGTTCAGGACGAGATTGACAAGACAATGGATGAAGCTAAAAGAGAAGTAGACGTGCTGGAGAAAAAGGTATGAGTGAACTAAAACCCTGTCCGTTCTGTGGGAGCGAGGCAGATGTTCACCCTCATAATTTTGGGGACTCAAAAAAAACAGACTATACGATTTACTGCTCAAATAAAGACTGCGGAAGTTCGTTTTGTTGGTATGATACCCCAGAAGAATCAATTAAAGCATGGAATAAGAGGGCGGTAAATGACAAAGAATAACAGAACCCCTGCTGATTACAGAAAAGGCGGTCAAGGCTGTATAGACTGGATTGAGGACAAGTGTTATCTTCCAGTTACTGCTGTTGGGTCAGATATAAGTCAATGGACATCAGTTGGTAAATTCCCAGAAGAGTATTACTATCTGTGGAGTGAGCAGTGTAAGATTCTACTTGAAGCATTAGTGATGAAAAACGAAAAGTTCGTACATCGCCTTATAGTTTTGTGCTGGCAAAGAGGAGAAGGTAAATCGCTTTTGGCCTGTCTTATACAACTTTGGAAGTTTTTTAACTGGCCTAGACAGCAAATTGTGTTGGGTGCAAACTCAAAGGAACAGACCAAATTCGTACATTATGATATAATGCGTGACATTATTCTTAACAGCCCACAACTGCTGAACGTGATAGGTTTAAGGAACGTGCAGGAAAAGGACATAAGGCTTAAGGACAGCAAGGGCAGGATAGTATCACAGATTAGAGCTCTATCAACAGCAACTGGTATTGTGTCAAATATCACAGGCTACACGTTTTCAGAGATGTTCAACATGAAGAAACCAAAGTTCTATGTTGAGTTGGCTGGTTCTACAAGAAACATTCCAAACGCTCTGGGTGTGATTGATTCAACGGTATCAGAAAAGACTCATCAGCTATATAAACTCTATGAGGCGTTCAAGAAGGGCACTGACAAGACTATATATTTTAGTCATAGGCAGAGTCAGTTCGGGGTAGTTGAGGACTTCTGGAACCCACACATGACATCAGAACAGCTGTTAGCGTACAAAGAGCAGTTCCCTGTTGAAGACTTCGAGAGATTCTTCAAGAACACATGGTCAGCCGGAGAAAGAAAGCAATTTACAGAAGCAATGGTTGAAGCAACAAGGTACATCGGGGCTAACGGTCAGATTAATAACCACGGTGAGGTTATGGGTCTTATGAAAAGAAAAGTAAAGGTACTTGCTAACGATGAAGACGGTAAAGAAAAGGGTCTTCCGTTCAGGGATTCATTTACACAGCTTGATGATATAGAGAGAGCCCTGTCACCTGTTGAGAAAATATACAACCTTGGAGACAAGTCTTCTGGTTCTTGCATGGTCAGTAATCTTGATTTGGCAGAACTGGGAAAGGTGTATAATACTGGTTGGGCTATCATGGCTGGATTTGACAGGTCAGACCCGATGAAGACAAACACTTCGGCTAGGACTATCTTTACTTTAGTTGCGAAGGGTTTACCGGGTTCTTTGAGAAATCCTGTTCAGGACGCAGACGAAAACTTTATCCCGAAATACATGTACTTCCTGATAAATTTGGTTTCTCTTCAACAGAACACACTTGAGGAAATGAAATCACTGCTTGATGAAGCGCACAGGGAGTTTGATGGTGTGGATAAGGTAACAGCAGAGAGATGGGGAATGTGGGACTTGGCGGTATGGTGTGAAGAACATGACGTTCCATTTGAAGCGGTGTATCCTAATTACAACAAACAGAGGGATGCTTTCAGTGAGCTTTATATCTTGTACAGAGACGGTAGGTTCAAAACCCCCGTTTGTCCTGTGGCGGGTACGAAGAAAGACGATATACTGTATGAAGAAGCACTTACGTTTATTCACGACCCAGACAAGAAGTGGTACGGTAGCCCTGAGAAGAAGCAGAAGTATGGTGTTCAGGATGACTGTATGTTTAGTCTTGGTTGGAACATATACGGTGGCAGGGAGCTTGGACTTGATGATTTGAGGACAAGGAGTTCAACGCTGGTATTTGGGGAGATGTTTGGTGGGCCAAAAACAGTTGGAAGATACTTTTAATCTCTTGGGAGAAAGTTATGGACAAAGAAGATAGACACAACGTACTCTTTGTTGCTTTATTTCTATTTTCATTTTTTATAGCACTAATGTTCTGGAGAGTGTATAGCCCCAAAGAAGCACCTCAATATACCTATCATGTCTTTTACGGGTATGATTGTGAGATGGGAAGCATAGAGCTTGTTACTCATACTAAGATGAAAAATCAGGTTAAGGTGGATGTAATACAAAAAGAACTTGAACGTACTGTTGGTAAACGAGTGACTATAATGGGATGGAAGGAGCTTTCAGACAATGACTAAACTTACGAAAACGGCTATTAATTTTTTAGAATATGCTTCATCAAGCGAAAGACATGAAAACAGGTGGTCTGCCCCAGATGATTCAGCACCAACATTAGACCACAGGGCGTTATACATTGACGACCCGTACTGGAAAGACTTCTGTGATAGTCCAATAACGGGTTCACCTGAACAACTAAAGTTTGAATAGGAGGAACAATGACCAACGAAGAACTGACTGAATTTTTAGAAAACACAACATATATTGAATGGTTTGATGATGTAGATAAAGAAACCATGTTGTTTAGGAACACCGAACTTGATTGGTATATAAACGATGAGAAGAGAGCAACTGTTATTGATTACGCAAAGGTTCGTGAACTTACGCCCGATGAACTGTTGGTTGAAATAAACCGTGGATTAAACGTTGAGGGCATAACAAGGGTTACTGGTTATTGGGGAAAAGTTAAGTCGTTTAACAAGGGTAAGATTGGTGAACTTAAGAATAGAAGTAAACATACCGTGGGGTAACCGCTACCATATAAAGTGACACTTTTTGTCACCACTGACAGTATTTGTCACCAGTAACATTATTTGTCACTAATCTGACATTATTTGTCACTTTACTATTGACAAAACAATATCTTGTGATATTCTTCAGCATGTGGCTACCACAAAGATGACACAAGAGCAGGTTGACAAAGCAATACTAGACCTCCCTGACGAGGTTCTAAAGGGATTGCAGTTTTCAGCACCTTGGCAATATGACCCATCTGACGGTGATAATGTCGGTTCTGACCCTGACGGATTCTCGCTATCTTCGTCCGACAAAGACGATTCTTCAACAACAAGACAAGCCCTCCAAGCAGAATGTTGGCGCAAATTCAATCGCACACCCTACATAAACACAGCTGTCCGTGGACAAATGGGCAGACTGACCGGACTTGGCTTTGAAACAACTTCTGGTACGTACGATATACTGAAGGTTATTCGGGAGATTGAACGAGACCAGCGAAACAGACTGTACAGTTTTTGGCCTAAATATGTTGCAAGAGCAAACGTAGAAGGTGAGTTATTCCTTATACTTACGCTTCACCCCGATGGATTCATAGAGGTTGATTTCTTAGACCCATCAAATGTTTCTGGCGGTGAAGATGATTCCGGCATTATCTGGCATCCCACCAAGACCTTAATGCCACTTTTTTATATTATCGACAACGGTACAGAGAAGGTTCAGATACCGTCCATTTTTATGGCAAGATATCCAGAACTGCTTAAAATAGCATCAAAAGATAAAGATTATCTTAGAAGCTCACAGTCTGGTTCGAGAAGCGGGAAAGCAAAATTCAAACAGTTTGGTGGTTACAACCAGTTTATAGTATCTTGGGACAGAGGCTTTATTACAAAAAGAGCAATATCCTATCTCAGAACAACCCTCGAATGGCTCAACCACTACGAAAACCTTAAGAAATATGAAATAGACCACAAGAAGGCAGCTGGTTCATACATCTGGGTTTTCAGCATCAAAGATACAAAACCATTTAGGCTTTGGATGGCAATGACAGCAGAACAGAGAGCGTCAACTGGCATAGCAGCAAAAAAGACACCGGGGGCATCGTTGGTTTTACCACCGGGGATGACCTTGGAATGTAAGAGCCCAGAATTGTCACCACTCAGAGACGAAGACACAGACATAAAAGAACTTGTCGCTGCTGGTATAAATGAACCAACAGACATAATGACGGGAACATCAAAGGGTACGTTTGCTTCTGTAAAAGAAACCCGTGGCCCGATGTCAGACAGGACTTCAGATGAAGTAGCATATTTTGAGCGATATTTGAGGTTTGATTTCTGGGCAAACATATTCTTC